GGATGAACGAGGAACACTCATATACCGACCAGGAAGGGCTTGCTTGGAAGAGGGTATATCAGGTGCCCAATGCCTCAGTGGATGCCCAAATTGACCCATATAGCAATAATTCGTTCTTGGATGCTACCAAGAATAAGAAAGGCACATATGGCGATCTTCTCAACAAGAGTGCGGAATTAAGCGAAAAGCGCGCAAAAGATCACGGTGGGGTTGACCCAGTTAAAAAGAAGTTTCTTAGCGACTACTCTAAGAGAAGAAACGGCGCAAAGCATCCAAGCGAAAAGAAGACTTACGAATCAGGCAGAGTTAAGGTCGAGTACTGATAATCTTTTCAATTTGCCTTATAACGTCTTTAGACGTTATTTGTTTGGTACATTCAAAATCTTTGTTTCTTGGGCACCATTTCCAGTCAGACTTATCAAAGGCCAAACTTGGATCATTCCAGCAGCCATTGCATACGTTTTCATTGATTACCCTATAAGGTGTAGAAAACTCTGCGAACGCCTTACTGAATCCGCTTATCAAAACAACTGGAACTCCACACGCCCAAGCTAACCAAGATAAGCCAGAACCTAAACCAATAAAAAATTCAGCCCCAGATATTTGCTCGATTCTTGTTTGAAGCGGGAAGTCCCCAGTTTTATCTATAGCGCCTTTAGGAATAAAATTAAAATCACTATTATTTCCGAAGCTTGGATATCGATCTATGCACCAAACTTCGTAGCCAATCTTATTTAAATATTTTATTACCTCTTGCCAGCCATTTTTATTATTCCAGTACTTACATTGAGCGGTACTTTGAGTAGCGATGCAAATATATTTTTTATTAGATCTTTTCTGAACGGCCAAATCTGGTCTTCTCTCTGCTGGATCTAGACCAAGAGCCAAAGCTGCAATCTCTGTTAGCGAAACAGTTCTTGGATCTTTCTTTGTTAAACCCTGCCAATCTTTGATTGGATAGCGAATCCTATACTCTGCATAAAAGCCGCCACCAAAATCATAACTGCTGAATTTGATTGCTGGATATTTTTCAGCAAAGATTTTGCATAGGTCTTTATTAAACACTACGCAAGAAATATTACATCCATGCTTTAATCTGAATTCTTCAACAGCCCCAATATAGGCGATAGAGTCTCCTAGGCTAGAGCTATCAAAGACTATTTTTACATTTTTTTCCTTTAAAACTAAAGACTCCTCCTTTATTAATTGATCATCTTTAAATACTTGGATCGCCCAGTTTACAAAATATTTTGCCATGGGCGATGCCCACATGCCAGCTTTCAAAACAGTTTCGTAAACCAATTGAGAAGAGTCTTTGTCTATAAACCTTACCTTAAAACTACTTTCTGAATTTCCAGTTATTGTAATCTTCGCCCCATCATTGAAGGTAAACAAAAAATTAGCGTCATTAAAATTTCTTTTAGTATTTTGATAGTTGTAAGCTAATTGATATTTCATACGCAGCTTTTGATCAAATCTATATTATACTGCTCATCCCCATCTTTCAAATACTCTATATTGGCGTACTTATCGTACATGTCGCAATAGGAATTTAAATTATAAATTAGTGTTTTAAGTCTCCATCCAATTGCTTCTCTGATCACAAGCGGCGAACATTCCTTTTTGGAGGTAAACACCATCAAGTCTGCGGCTTGATAAAATAAATCAACGTCAGATCTTTCGGCCCATATCTTACAATTGCTAGGTAGGTCTTTCGTTATAGGCTCCCAATAGTCTTTGAAGTTAATTGCAAGATTGCCAATAAAATGAAACTGTAGATCTGGCAGCTTTCTCGCTAATTCGACAAGTTCTTTTTGATTCTTACCCTGAGTAAATAAACCAACGTTGATTACGTGTTTCTTGTTTGGATCAAACCCTAATGCTTCTTGGGCTATTTTCTTTTGTGGCTTTTTTAGCTCAATAGGATACTCTACTATCTCAAACGGAGCGCCTAAGCTTCCATAAAGCTTAGACTGATATTCGGAAACAAATATAAACTTATCCGGTATGAATTTTTTATTTTGAGGGTCAAAGTAAATCCCGTGTCCAGTTTCAAAGATTAGATAATTTCTATCTGAACTGTATATCTTGGCACAAATTTCATTTCCGAGAAATGTTTCTGGGAATTCCTCGAAATGAACTACATCTGGATTTATATCTCTTATAAGTTCGATTAGATACTCATCTGGCTTTCCAGAAGCAGAATAAAATCTATCTCCGAGCAAATTTTTAATCTTATTTCTCTGCACTACATAAGCGTCTCCCAAAAACTTATGTTCTATGCAGTAAATTTCAAATAGCAAATTTAGACTTTCTATCTTTTTGAAGAGATACTGAGGAAGTCCTCCTGTAGATAGATGAGGAGAGATATAAACAATTTTCATTAATCTGGCAAAGACCAATGCATGAAAAGTTGAGCAACAGATTCATTTGGCTCACAAATTAATGGCTGTCTCCAATGTTGCATTTTTGTTCCTAAAATCAAAATTCCCTCTCCAACATTTGTGTTTGCAGCAATTTCATTGCCCTTTTTATCTATGCAGTACAAAGGCCATTCTTTTTTTAGAGTAGAAAACAAATTTACTGAAAGGGTATAGTCCAAACCTGGTCGATCTACATGCTTTCCAAGCAAACCTCCATTATAATATATTCTTGCATATGTATGTTTATCCTTCCATTTAACTCCAATTTTTTCTGAAAGATCTTTTGATATTAATCTCAAATAATCATCAAATTTTTTTATTGACCCCATTCCATAAGAAGGCTTAAAAACGCTCGGGTCTGAATTTGGCGCAGCTAACTGACCCCTATTTTCGGCAGTTAACTTATTTGAGAATTTTAAATAAAAAAGCTCTTTTGCGAACTCTTCGCATGTTTTTTGGTCTATTATTCCTTTTAAAAAAGAATACCCAAATTCTTCAAACTTTTCTTTATCATGTGATAGCGTATAAGGTGGAATTTTAGCTTTTTTCTGATCAAAAACCCCTTCTCTAGTCCAAATTACAATTATATATTTTGTGCCAGAAGTAACTGGAAGGCCAGCATGATTTGATTTTTCATTAAGCTCTCCATTGACTTTTAAATTTCTCCAGTTGAATAAAGTTCCAATTGTTGGCTTTACTCTAAGCTCGTATTTCGGGAAATCCGTTTCACCTCCTTCAAAATTTTCATTCAAATAGAGGATGGAAGAGAACACTCTTTGCCCGCCTCTAACAAGATGGCTTTTTGAGCTTTCTGCATTAGGGCTAAAATAATCAAAATGATGTTTGTACTCTCCTCCGACATCATACTTAATAAAATGCGGGGCCTCTTGGTTTTCGATGGGCAATCCAGTTATAGAAGATACTATATTTTTTAGCTTTTGTATAGTCTTATCTTCTTCGGTTTTTATCCAAGTCCCATTAGCTATTCGACCTCTGCTCTCTACGCTCTCTGTTTGTCCAACAACCTTTAATTTTTGAAGCTCAAGATCATATTTTTTTATTAAAGCCTCACACTCTTCTTTTGAAAATAAATTTTTTAACTCTAATGTTTCTTGTTCCATATCTTATGCTATATTATTTTTTCGTATTTCCAATAAAAACTATGCAGTCTATTCCAGTCTGCGGATTCCCTTTCCCAAGGATATAAATCATATTCCGATTTTTCGTAATTAAAATTTATTCCTTTTCTATGAAAATCTTGCTTCTCGTTTACCCCTCTAATTATATTTATATAATCAGTATATGTAGATAGTTTGCTTCCAAGAAATACTTCGGCCTCCGAGCATATAGTTTGATCTAAAGCCATGGCTTCGTAATTTTTTAGATCTTTAAAAAAATCTTCCAAAAAAAATATTTCATAATCTTTTTTCAAAAAATCAAAAACCTTTTTGTCTTTCTCGTCCGTAGCTATATACAATGGACTTTTATTTGTAATTTTATTTTTTAAGTTAAACTTAAGTTCAATCATTTGACTTTCTGCGGATTCCTTTCTGACTCTCAAAAAATCATTTCTTCTTACATGTATTGCATTAAAACTTTTTAATATATTTTTTACTTTTTTTGCCTCTTCAAAAAAATAATTTTTATATTTTATTCCATTTATTATTTTATTTTTTATTAAATTTCTTTCAATTGGCCCATTGCCATAGATATGATAATAAAAGTGTCCAAATAGATTTCTTGGAAAGTGTATGTATTTGTCATGCATGTTTATGCATATTCCAGATCTTTCTTTTGCGAATTTTATATAATCGTTTTCATATTCTTTTTCACAGAATATAAAATTGTTTCTATTTATTGGTTTTTGAAAGACATTCCATTCTTCATGTTGGTCTATAAATAAAATTAATTTTGCTATTTTAGCAACTCCATGAAAATACTGAATATTATTTTCTAAAGATTTATATTCCTCAACGTGTTCATAATCAACACAGTTAAAATTTTTAATAAATAAATCTTTGTCTAAAACGCTCCACACATCAAAAAAAGATTTTTTATTCAATTCAGAAAAAAATAAACAATATATTTTATGCGGAATTATAAGTTTTCTTTTTGTTATGATGCTTATTGCAGCCGCCATTTCATAAGACATTCTTATGTTAGAAAAGCCGCCCCGCCAAGGATCAAAAGATATAAACTTTTCTTCCATTTTAATTCTCTTGTTCTTGTGGCGCCTCTGGAGTCGGCTCGGGCTCGGGCTCCGCAACAGGCTCGGGCTCGGGCTCCGCAACAGGCTCTGGCTCGGGCTCCGCAACAGGCTCTGGCTCGGGCTCCGCAACAGGCTCTGGCTCGGGCTCTGGAGTAGGCTCTGGCGTAGGCTCTGGCGTAGGCTCTGGCGTAGGCTCTGGAGTTGGCTCTGGAGTTGGCTCTGGCGTTGGCTCTGGCGTTGGCGGCGTTGGCTCTGGCGTTGGCGCAGG